TACAAGGACGCTGATGGGACTCCAGGTTCTGCTGTAGTGATAAATGGTAGATTAGGAGAGGCGGCAGATACGACTACAACTTCATCCGGTACAGCCGTAATACGCTTATTTGGGCAGATAACAGATGGCGGAACGGGGGTTACTGCTGTTGATGATGCAGGAGCTTTCTGCTCTATGGATAATAATGGATCTACTCGTTGGATGTTATTGGGCAATGGCGACGTTCACCAAACAACGGATACCCACACGGCCCTAGACGATTGGGACGACGTTAAGCTGTGCAGAGCATGGGATATGGATCGCGCACCAAAGGCTATCATTAAAGACGAGTGGGACAAATTCGTAACCTACAAACGTAAGGAACTTATTGAGGCAGGAATATTTAATGGGTATGGAAAAGATCAGCTATACAATGCTTCTCAACTTACCCGCCTTCACAATGGAGCAATCTGGCAACTCGGTAAAAAGATGATGCAGCTAGAACAAAGATTCTTAGCATTGGAGGCTAAGTAAATGGCAAAAAAAATAACACTTGATACACCCCACGTTAGAGGCAATACGGCTACTTCATATAAGTTAGTAAAATTACTGGTTCAGTATGAGACGGACACCATGATGGTGATGCTGGAGGATCAGGATGGTAGGGGATTCAGCAGAAAGGTACAGGGTATCCACGCCACTACACAGGAGCAAGCTATCTTAGCCCTGATAAACAATGGGGTATTGGCTGGTACAATAGGGAACGCATGATTTCGGTAGAAGAGTTTGCCAACCTGATAGTGAATTTAACGGTCCGAGCTTCTCAGGCAGAGGCGAGAGTCAAGGAATTGGAAGCAGAAAAGAAGGCACAACAGGAAGCTAAGAAAGAACCTACCCTTAAAGAGGTAAAGTAAGTGGCAACTGGAGATATAGTCATACCTGTCAACGTACCGACAGGAGGAGAGCGGGGGGACATTCCCGATCACCAACTAGATGCGAATTTCTTTCGCTTCCTTCAGAATATGTACGTGAACGATCAGGGGAGGCTCATTCTCAGAGACGGCTTTGAGCCTCTTGCTTCAAGCGGGCCAGGGGGAAGAATCATGGGGCTTGCTTTCTTTCGTTCTTCTGGAGGAGCTAATAGAACAGTAGCTTCTAATCAGACAAAACTTTTTTCTTATGACGGATCTACTTGGACAGACAGAACTGGTGGTACTGCGATGACAGCAACGACTCGTCAACTAAGCCGTTGGCAGGTTTTCGCCACATCTGGAACATATAGAATCATCCATGTCAACGAGGCAGATGCTCCTCAACGGGGTGATGGTGCTTCAGCTTTTGCCGACCTTGGCGGATCTCCTCCTATAGCGATAGACATAGCGGCAGCAGCTAATAGGGTTTTGATGTTAGTTAATCCAGATAATATAAGAATCAGTGAGTTTAACGATGACACAACATGGCCCGCTGGTTTAACAGTTAGGCTTATAGACAGAGGCGATAGAATGCTTGGTATGGAGCGGCTAGGGCGGCTTGCAGTTGCTATTTACGGTGAAGATTCTCAATGGATAGCTCGGGCTCAACTGGGGTCGTTCCCATTTAGATTTGAAAAGATTGATGAAAAGCCTGGACCCATCTCTAAGGCAACTGTAGTTGCTGATGGAAATATCCATTATTATCTCGGCATTGACGGTATTGTGTATAGATTCGATGGAGTGAACGTAGTGCCGTGGCACAGGGGGTTACAGAACTACATCAAATCAAACTTGAATTTTGGCAATAGAGCAATGTCTCACGGTGTATTGATTAGGAGAATCCGGCATATTTTCTGGTTTTTTCCCTTAGCAACGGCTAGTTCTCCTAACGCAGGAGTCTATCTGGATTTAGATAGAAGGGCTATGGGAAGAATTACTATCGCTCCTGTTACGGCTTCTGCTCAATGGACAACTGTAGCTCTGACTTCTTGGGGCGATTTGTCGAGTTTTACCTGGGCGAATGTATCGTCTACTTTTGCTACTTGGGGTGCTTTTGGTGGTGCAGCAGAGCCTAGAGAGATACTAGGAGATGATTCCGGTCAAGTTCATGCCTTTGGTTCTGGAGACGGATCAGACAACGGCACAGCTATTGAGGGTATTTGGGAGTTTCCATTGCGCCCCTGGGCAGGACCAGATAGAAATTTTATTCCTTTAGAATTTGAAACTTATTTTGTTAAAACAACTAACTCTGTAACAGTCACTCCTTCAACTAGATCGACAGATACTCTTATGACAGAGCCAACTCTAGCAAATCTCGCTACCTTTGATATATCGACAGACCAGAGGAACTCGATTGATTTATCTGATGTTGGAGATGGAGCGGGCAAGAGATTCATTTCTTTAAGGCATACGGTATCTACTTCCAGTGAAGGCGGCAACGTAGCTTTTTTGGGCGGAGTGCTCAGTGGCGAAGCCGCAGAAGTAACAGGCGGGCCTACGGGGACAAGTTAAATTTAGACAAGCGAGTAAATTTAGTCTTAGGACTAATAGGAGGTTAATATGGGAGTTAAATCACCACAAACAACATCAGGGAATGTAAAGACACCCGTACCGCCGTCTCCAATAGTGAAGCGGTCTACTAGGTCGATAAAAGGGTCAAGGAGATAGAGCTTTGCCAGATCAAAAAGGCATCCCTCGGACTTTTATTCCGCCTCTAATACCAGATTTCGACAGCATCCCGCCGATTCTATCGGGACTGTCAGATCAGGAAATGGTCGATGCCAGAATTCAGCGTTTAGAGAAAATGATCGGGGAAGTGCTTAATTACGTCAAAGAGCAACAACAGACTTTGAATTTTTCTACCGACTTGATAACTCAGAGGATCAACGAATTTGATGTAACAGCGGGTACTAGAGATACCAAGACTGTAACTACCACATCTCATACTGCTGCTGATGATGGCGTAATCTTGGTAGATGACGATACGGCGGCTGCAACGGTAACTGTTACGCTACCAGCAGCAGACGTTAGTGATGGTCTCATTTACCATATCAAGAAACTCGGCACGACTGCCAATGTGATTGTGGACGGTAGCGGCTCAGAGACTATTGATGATGGAACGACAGCAACTCTAACAGCCCAATATGAATCAATAATGATTGTCTCAGATGGGACAGCGTGGCATATAATTTAGAGAGTATCTTCAATGGCTTATAAACCAAGCGGCGACACAACAACCAAAGATGGTATAACATCTCAATTCGTAGTACAGGGGCATGCTACCACCTTTACTATACATGCGGACTTTCTCAATATACAAACTGAGACAGCTTTCATGCTGGTAAACCTGTCTGATACAACCAATTGGAAGCACACAAACACGGGCCACATCTTTGTTATGTATATGCACGTAAGCGTGGACCCCGATAGCAGCTACCTGGGAAACGTAGAGTGTGGATTTTTAACCAACGTGGACGGGACTGACGGGGACTTCAACAGGTTTGTCGAGATGGATATGCACAGGAAGTCAGACGTTCTGATATCCTCCTTCTATTTTAGTGATGGGGGATTCGACTGCGAGACGGATCATCACTTTGGGCCTATCACGGCCAATAGCACTCTATTCCAGACGGATGTGAACTTGACCGGACCCAACGCTAGCACTACTCCGTCAGGTAACGGGGATCTGTGTTTGGTGATTGGCAGGGATGCGGGAACGGTAGACGTAGCCATAACAGTAGGATACCAAACGGCAGCGTAATGCAAGGCAACGGCGAAACCTACACTATCAGAATTGTAGACAGCAACACCCCCATAGGATGTTGGATGTTTAAGCAGGTATGGACACGCTCAATGGCGTTTGTCGATATGTATAATGCCCTTACAGACAAGCCAACCCTGTCTGATTTACTATTAAGATCATGGGTTTATAACAGCACAGACGTTTTAATCTTGGCAGGACTCGATAAACATGAGAAGGTAGTAGCGCACCTCCTTGCACAGGTACAATATGTAGGAAGCCACCCTTACGGCATGGTGATGCAGGTTGAGACCGATGAGGGATCTGCTAACATCGTTGCTCAAGGATGGATTACCTTACAAGAGTGGGTTCGTAAGAAGAACCTCAAAGGGTTAGCAAATATGGCCCTTGATGAAGCCACAATGCGCTTGTGGCGCATGAATTTTGGATTTGAGACAAGAGGTTTTTTGATGTTGAAAACAGACCTGGGCGGGGAAGGAATTATGGATGGCAGTACACCCCAACTCCCCGAGGAAAAAGAAGCGACAAAAGAAGTCTCGTAGCCATAGGGGTAGACGTTAGTGGGTTCTGGTGGTGGGTCCGGTGGTGGTAGCTCTACCAGTACGACGACTGCTTCGATTGCGCCTGAGCTTCAGCCTCTCTTCTCTAGCACAGGCAGTATAGTCCAAGGCGCTCAAGCTACTGTTCCCCAGGTACAAGGCCCAGGGTTCAGTTTTGGTCTTGTTCCACAAGTAGGCGGGGGATTTAACCCTTCTCAGTTTAGTGTTTCGGCTGGAACGGGATTCACTACTCAGCCAAGTTTGTTTCAGGAAATACCGGCATCTTCTCCTCCATCATTACCTGAACACATCACAACGCCATTTTTAATCACGCAAGCAGGAGGAGGACCTAGCGGTCCTGGGGGCGAAACAGAACTACAATCTCTTAATGTAATTGCAACAGATCCTAGATCCCCTCCAGAACGGCAACAGCAAGCACGAGAAAGATTGAACTTTCTGCAAAGTGGAGGCGTTTCCTTTCCTGCTGGCAGCAACATAGT